TCTAAAGAAAGCCCCTTTAAGGCATTGACTTTGTCTCCAATCAGTTGGTATTCCTGCTTGTTCTTGTCAGACTCTCCAGTCAATTTAATGTAATCATAAATGATCACACATGGATTGCCGCGACCAACTTTAGAGAAGTACCAGCGCTTTACAATAGAGATTATTTCTTCGATTGGTTTTCCAGCTACTTGAAGGTGATCTACTTGATTGCTTACGCTTTTTATCGTAGCTTTGCTTTCTTCAAACTTCTTGTAAAGCTGAACGTTCTTTTTCCAGTTGCCAGTTTCTAGATGCCACACTGGAATTCCAGTAAGAGAAGAAGCTATTCTGAATTTCATGTCTATTGTAGACATTTCGGTATCAAGAACAAGAGCTTTACATCCTTTGTTTATACTTGTTACTTTGATAGCAAGATCGTTAAGGATTGTGGACTTGCCGTGCTTTGGCCGACTTACCCAAGCGTAAAGATTGCCGGGGCGAATGCCGCCATATAGACGATTGAAATTATCGTATGGAGTTTGAAGGCCATTTTCAGAAATAGGATTGTTTCCACGCTCTTCAATAATCTCAATAATATTAGAAGTTACATCTTCTGGTTTATTGTTTTCATTAGCGTAGACACATATCTTATCGTTATAAATCTTATCTGATTCCGTGATGATTTCTTCGATAGGCTTTTCAGCGCAGCTATGAGCAAACTTTTTGATCTCGTCTCCAGTCTGCTCGATTTCTCTGCGGATCCTCAACTTCAACAGCTCTTTCGCCGCTTCGATAAGTCCAAGCTTAGTAGTCGGAATCAAACAAATGCTACTAACATAATTAAAGATATCAATAGTTTGATCTTTGAATGTGATTCCTAGATTCTGGGCTTTTTGAGCTATTAGAACTTTATCAATCTGCTCTCCTTTATTAAAGGTTTCCCTGAAAACGCAATAAATAGTATAATGAACTTCATTGACAAAATCATTCTCACAGATAAAATTTTCTATATCTGCATACGAATCTGAATGTTTAACTAAACCAGATAAAACATATTTTTCTATTTGAAGTGAATAAATGGGCATTACAGTATTATATTGTATTTTTCCTTAAAGAATTTTTCGCTCAACTCGTCTACTTGGTCGTGATAAACCTCAACAAGAATAAATTTATTAAGAGTTAGCCAATTTTCTTTAGCTACATCTCTTTTGATAGACTTTAAATAATTCAATCTGGATTCACCGTGAAAGAATTTATTAAAAGCAGAGTGCTGCGGGCCATGGACTTCTACAGCAATCCTGTGCGTTGCGTTGATCAAGTCAACTTTTAAAAGCGACCCATACACGGGAAACTCCTCATAGACGATGTGATTTTTCCAATATTTCTTGAGGAACTGCTTGGTCTTGAATTGGATTTTTGAGCGAGAGGGCTTCTCCCAATCAATTAAATAATTAGAGACGTTTTTGCTTGCAACTTTACCGTATATATTATAAAGCTTCACTTCTTAAGAGCAGAGATAAATTTATTAAATAAATACTTCGTAATGTCTTGATGTTCTTCAAGGAAGTTTTTGAGATTGCCTTCTCCTTGATGTTGCTTCGGAAACTCTAAGTTATTATCAGCTAGTTCTTTTATCAACTCATCAGTAATGGTAATCCAAGCCCCCTTAGCGTGAGCGAATTCCCATGCTAAAAGCTGGTCGACAATCTCATACTCGACCCAAACGCTTGACCCATTAGATCTGCCGTATTTAATCGGATATCGGACTTCTCTTCCAGACTTTTCATTTGGAGTCTTTTTGAAAGCGATTTTGCACCAATGACCAACTGGATTGCCTTCGGCTTTGGTGTTGGTATAAATAAAGTCTTTATTCCATCGCTGCTGGAATTCAAGAATCCAGTCTGAGTAATGCAGGGCCGCGTTCCCTCCGCTTGCATTGGTAACTTTTGGGTCACCTTTCTCGTATGGATTAATTTTAATTGAAGATCTTACTTGAGAAATAAGAAAACAAATATGCCCTCTTGAAGAAAACGCGGCGGCCATTTTACGAAGCAGATCTGCTGTCAACAAAGCTGCGCCAGCGGTTTTGTTTGCTTCTGTGGCTGACTTTGCCAAATCATTGCGCGGAACCAAGGCGTCAAGGCTGTCAATAATAAAGAAATAAATATTACCACCATCATTATCCTTGATAAGCTCGCGCATCGTGTCTGTTACAAATTCGTAATCATTTGTAGGAATAACTCGCCATTTAGCGGGGTCTAAGTTAACTCCAGATCTTGCTATCATATTTTCGCTAAGTCGGCCCTCAGACTTAATATAAATAATGCACCCTTTTTCGGGATGAAGAATTTGAAAGTTCTTAGCAAAGGCTAATGCGTTGCTAGTTTTTCCTCCTTCAGTGATGCCTGATGCTCTTACGATCCCAGGATGGATTCCTCCGCCCATCTCAATATCTAAAGTGAGACTACCACTGCTAACAACATAATCAATATTATTGTCAAAAGCGTAATGATGATCTTTGTTTTTATTCAGGATTGCGTCTAAAACTTTCAACTTTCCTGATGTAGTTGAGTCTTCTGATTCTTCTTGGGCTTCTTTCTTTGGTCGTGCCATATTATTTTTTATTAAAAAGATTTAGGAACTCTTTTACAGAATTTGGTTTTTTTATTATTTCTACTGCTGGAGCTACCGGGGTTTCTGATAATTCTATTTTCGGCGAACCAAAAGACATCGAGTTGTACTTTTTTACGTCTTTTAAAAATAGTTTTCCATCGTCAGTTAAAAACCAACAAAGAGAAGGCATCTTTTGTCTGCCTTCTAGGAATATCAAAAAATCAAAACCATGTTCTTTGATAAGTTTATTTGCTATTTTTATTTCTTTTGGCCAAGAGCAGTTTTTAGAATCGAAAAGGAAAGCCTTGACAAGCTTTTGAGAATTGGTCAATTGCCTGACTTTTCTAGCAGCACCAGTCATGGTTCAATCATGGGCGGTGTTTTCCGAAAGTCAAGGCTGACTTAAATCGTGATCAACCATTTTTTTGACTAATTGATTAAATGAAATTTTTGGTTGCCAACCCAGCTCTTCTCTCGCTGGATTAGAGTCGCCGAGTAAAAGATCCACTTCTGCTGGTCTGTAAAATTTAGGATTTATTTTAATTAAAACAGATGAAGCAGGATCGTTTTTTAAAGCATATTCTGTTGTAATGCTGTACTCTTCAGACAAACCTTGCCCGTGCCAAGCTCCATCAATCTTGGCAGACTTAAAAGCTAACTCAATAAATTCTCTGATTGAATGGGTTTCATTACTAGAAAGGATATAGTCTTTTGGTTTTTCTTGATTAAGCATTTTCCATACTCCATCTACAAAATCCTCGGAGTCAGACCAGTCTCTTTTGGAATCTATATTACCTAATTCAATTGGAGCGAATACTTGATTATTATCTATTGCTTTTTTAATCCTTGCTACTCCCTTGGTGATTTTACGAGTTACAAATTCTTCTCCCCTCTTTGTGCCTTCATGATTAAATAAAATACCATGAACAGCGTATAAATTATAAGACTCTCTATAAACTTTAACAATATGTCTGGCTGACGCTTTTGATGCTCCATATGGACTCCTGGGTTTAATTGGGTGGTTTATGTCTTGAGGGCTGTAAGCAACGTCTCCGAATTCTTCGCTAGATCCAGCAGAGTAGAACCGGCAAGATGGGCTGTGCTTTCTAATCGCCTCTAAGCACCTTGCAACGCCAGTGGCATTCGTATCGAATGTTTGCAATGGAATTTCCCAGCTACAACCCACGAAACTCTGCGCTCCAAAATTAATAAAATAATCTGGTTTAATATTTTGCACTATAGAGTCAATTGAAACACTATCGCTCAAATCTCCATAAATAAGCTTAAACCTGCTGTCATTTATAAACCATTGGCAATTAATAAAGTTTGGATTAGAGCTTCTTCTAATTATTCCAAAGATGTCGTAGTCAGTATTTTTAAGTAAATACTCTACCATATTAGCTCCATCTTGACCGAGAACTCCTGTTACCAATACCTTTTTCTTCATAGACATCGTATTAATGATATATTAA